AGGGCCTTGATGACGTCGGTGCTGAGCCCTGCGGAGATCAGGTCCGCGTAGCCGCGCCCCGGGCCACCCCGCAGAGTGGACAGCAGAATCAGCGAGTTGGCGAGGTCGTCGCCGGTGAGCGTGTTCTGCGCCTTCCCTACCTGCTTGTTGGCTGCCGCTGCCGCTTTGCTGTCCCCGGCCGCCTGATGGGCAAGCGCCTGCGCATTGGAATCGCCCTGCGCGGCCAGGGCCTGGGCAAGATCCCCGTAACCCTCCGCCGCTAGTTTCTGCAGGTCAGCGGCGAACTGCTGGTTCTGCTGGGTGGACGCGCTGAGCTGTTTGTCGAAGTCGGCGAGCGTGGCCTTCGCCGTGTCACCGGTCTTCTTCAGCTGGTCGACGATGTGCTTGAACTGCTTGTCAGAGGCTCCGGCCAGCTTGTTGACGAGGTCGTAGCCGTCCTGGCCCATGCCTTCCAGCAGGGCCTCAACGTCGGCACCACCCCGCTTGGAGATCTTCGACAGGTTGCCGCGCCACTTCTCCGTCGCCGCAACCGACTTGTCCAGCTCCTTCTCATATGCCTTCAGATCGAAGCCCGTCGGGGCCTTCGAGCCATGCTTCAGTCCAAGCTTGTCGTCAGCGGCGTTGACCTTCTTCCGATCGTCGGAGACGGTCTTGTCCGCCGACTTCTTCGCCTTCTCCGCCCTGTCGACCCGCTCCTGCGCCGCCCGCAACTGGGCCGCGGTGTGATGGTGGTGGCGCACGTAGGAGAGGTTCTTCTCCGCCGATGCCAGATCGTCGGCCGCCTTCCTCTGCGTCTTCAGGGCCGCGGTGAGCTTCTCCCAAGCATCCTTCAGGGCCTGGATGTCGGCGTCGTAGCGGGACTTTGCGTCCGACGGGCCACCCAGGACGGGCATGCCGGTCGGGCTGTAGGTGAATCCGTCGAGGCCGCCGGAGGCGTAGGTGATGCCGCCGGCGCCGTACCACATGACGGGTCCGCCGCCGAGCCGCTTCACGGTCTCCTCGGCGATCCGCCGCGACCGGCCCCGCTTGGAGGCGGCCAGCGGAATGTAGGCCTCGCCGCCCGTCTCGTCCTCCGCCCACACCCGCCAGTCGCCGGCGCGCGCGATCTGCGCGACATGCGACTCGCGGGTACCGCCGCCCGCGTAGGTGAGGATATTCCCCCGGGCGTTGGGGGTAACGCCGAGCTCGGTCTGCTTGTGGACGGTGGTCAGGTACTTCGTCTGATAGATACCGATGCCGATGGTCTTGCCGTGCATGTTGTTGATGGCGCCCTGGATGGCTTGCGCAGCAGAGATCGGGCCGCCCGTCGGGATCGTGATGGTGACCCTCTTCGACCCCGGAACCTGGTGGATTTTGAAGCCGAGGGCGGCCAGTGCTGCCTGCGCACCCCCGGTGAGGGCGCTCACCGTGACAGACTTGCCCTTGGTGGCCGCCACCTTGCGCTGCACCGCCTGCAGGTCCGAGATCGCCTTCGCGGTCGCGGCACTGACGGTGACGCTCTTGGACGGCAGCTTCTTCGCAATCAGCGCATCAAGCGCCGCGGCGGCCTTGCCGGTTGGGGCGGTGATCTCCATCTGCCGTCCGCCGGGCAGAGTCTTCACCTTGAAACCGACGGACTCGATGTCCTTCTTCGCCTCCGCGGTCAGCGCCGACACCTTGATGACGCCGCCCTTCGGCATGTGCCCGGCCAGGCCCTGCACGTACAGCAGCTGCTTCTGGGTGTCCGACAGGCCGGGCGTCGACATAGTGATGGCCAGCGAGGAGGGGATGAACCCCATCTGGTTGGCGAGTTCTTTCGCCTGATCTGCGGTCAGCCCGAACTTGCGCCCCGCGGTGACCGCCGACTGCCACGCGGTCTGCATGCGGGCCTCAGCCTGCTGCAGGGCCGGAACCACGGCCGTCCCGTTCGCGCGGGCGAAGTCGTAGGTGGCCTGCGAGGCGCTGGCCGTCTGCTCGTTCAGGGCCTGCAGCTTGTTCCACAGGCTCTGCCCGTTCTGGCTGGTCGTGTTCAGCGAGCCGTCGACCTGCAGCAGGGCCCTGCCGTATCCCTGCGACTTGTCGACGCCGTCCTTCCAGGAGGAGTTGAGGTCGAGCATCGCCGAGTTCATGTTGGCGACCGCCGCCTGCACGTCCAGCTCGCCACCCGACAGTAGGTCGAGGGCGGTGTGCAGAGCGGTTGCCTTGGTGTCCGCGTCAGCGGCGGAGTCGCCCAGGGTCTTGATGGCAGACTGCAGGCGCCCCGTCGGGTCGGTGGCGTCCAGTGCGGCAGCACCGGAGCCCTTGACTGCGTCCGCCAGTTCCTTCTGCTTCTTCCTGGCCGTGCCAAACTCGCCGGATAGTGACCCGAGGGCGTCGGCGGCGTTCTTGTAGACCTCGCCCTGTGGCGTGTACACGGCCATCGTGGACTTGCCGTTGGTCACCCACCGCTTGTTCTCGTCCGCAGCCGACTGCAGCTTCTTGCGCAGCGCGTCGATGCTGCCGCCCTGGCCCAGATAGGCGTCGGTCAGCTCTGTCGTGCCGACGTGCGCCTTCGCCATGACGTCCAGGAGCTGCGTCTTGCCGTCCTTCAGCTTCGCGTCCGCCAGGGTCTGCACGGCGGCAGCACGAACCGAGCCATCCGCCACCCCGGCGGACTGCTGCAACGCCTGGGTGAGGCTGGAGATCCGCTGCTGGTGTGCTGCCGCGGCGGCGGCGGCCTCCTGCTGCTTCTTCGCCAGCATGTCCAGGCCGATCATCGCGGCGCCGATCGCGACACCCCACGGGCCGCCGAGGAAGCCCCACAGGCCGCGCGCGGCACCCATCAGTCCCCGGCCCGCGCCCACACCGATCGCCGCCGCAGCGCCGCCCGCCGCCGCCCGGAACCCGGACATGCGACCGCCCGCCTCCTGGATGGAAGCGGAGGTGCCACGGAACGCATTCGTCATCGCCGAGAACGTCGGCGAGCGGCGGGACAGCTCCTCGACAACCCCGCCGAAGCGGCCCAGCGTCACGCCGGCCTGCGCGGCGAGCACCCGCTGATAGAGGGAGGCATCACCGATGCCGCGGAAGGCGCTGATCCCGGAGCGGCCGAAGCCGACGACGGCTTGCTGCATGCCGGTGATCTGCGTCCGGAACGGCCGCATCGCCAGCATCGCCAAAACGGACAACTGGATCGGCCCCGGCAACGCGGCGAAAGCATGCGCCACCCCGCCGACAAGGGCGCCAAGAGGCCGCAGGACGCCGGTCATGTCGCCAAGCAGGCCGACACCGACCTGCAGGCGTCCCGTGAGCACGCCAAGGGCGCCCGCCCCCGAAGAGACGGATGACGCCATGTCGTGCAGGCCGCCCAGCAGCGGCCCCGCCGCAGCGCCCGCATTGTCGAGAGCCTGACCGAGCGAGTGAACGGAAGAGATCGCCAGCGGCACGGCAGCAACAGCCGTCGATGTGATGGCGGCCTTCAGGGGCGTCGCGAAACTCTCGGCCGCGCGCCCGACACCGGACGCCGCCGCATGAAGTTTCGCCTCGACGGTGGGCCCGTAAATGTCCCACAGATCCCCGGCGATACGGATCCCCGACTTGATGTACGGGATCGCCGAGGACACGCTCGACGTCATCGACCGCGTGACCTTCTCCAAGCCCGGGGCGATACCCAGATACACCTGGAGGAACGCGGAGCTGATCTGCTTGCCCAGGCCGCGCATCGCGCCGCCCAGGCCCTTCGACTCCGCTGCCGCCAGCGCTGCGGCGCCGCCCACGCGGCCGACCTGCATGCCGAACTGCTGGAAAGCCGTCCCGCCCTGATGCGCGAGCGCCACCATGCCCGCCAGCGCCGGCTTGCCGAACGCCATCGCCGCGGCGGCCGTGAACTGCTGCGTGCTCAGGTGCTCGGAGGCGGTTCCGAGCTGGGTGATGACGTACTGGAGGCCCTTGAAGCGGCCGTTGGAGTCGAATGCCTCGATGCCGAGCTCGTGCAGCCCCTTCTGGGCGAGCTTCGTCGGCTTGGCCATGTTCACGAGGGCGGAGCGCAGTGCGGTGCCCGCAGTCTCGCCGATGATGCCGGACTTGCCGAGGAGGCCGACCGCTGTGGCGGTGTCTTTGATGGACACGCCCATGGTGTGGGCGATCGGGCCCACATATTTCATGGCGTAGTAAATGTCCATGAGTTCGCCCGACGCCGAGTTCGACGTGTTGGCGAGGACATCGGCGACGTGCGCCGCCTCTGAGGACTTCAGGGCGAACTGGTCCATGATGTCGCCCTCGATCTTCGCCGCCGTAGCGACGTCGGTCCGGGCGGCAGCCGACAGCTGGATCGTGCCCCGGGCGGCCTTCACGGCGTCCTGCGCCGACAGGCCCGCCTTCGCGAGTTCCACCATCGCGTCGGCGGCTTCGGCCGCGTTCGCCGACGGCAGCTTCATGTCCGCGCCGAGCGCCTGGGCCTCGCGGCCAGCGGCCTGCATCTGGCCCCCGGAGGCACGCGTGACCTCCAGGAACTTGTTCATGCTGTCCGTGTACTCGTTGCCCGCGTGCACGATGTCGTGGATGCCGAAGATGATCGCGCCGCCCGCCAGGAGCGCACCGAGGTGCTTGACCGGGCCAATCACCGACTCGACACCAGACCGGACTGACCCCATCCCGGCGCGGGCGGCGGCACCCACCCGGCCGAACGCGGCCGGGGCCAGAGCCGTCTCTTCCCGCATGGCGCGCGCGCCGCGCCCAGCGGCCAGAGTCGCAGCCTCGGCCTCGCCGACACCGGCCGCCCCGCCCCGCGCGCCCGCCCCCATGGCCAGCATGCCGGTGCGGGCCGCCGCCGCATCTGCGCCGAGCGTCCGCACGCCACGGCCTGCCACCGCAGCAGCCTCGCCGAGCGCAGCCGTAGAGGCGGCACCGCCGCGCATCGCGGCGGCGAAACCAGGGAGCTCGGCAAGGACGCGAACCCGCACGGTGCGGTCAGCCACGGCAGCCCCCGATCTTCAGTTGTCGAGGCACGCACGCACTGAACGCGATGCGGGAGGATGGCGGCATGGACGATCTGGTGCAGTGGCTCGGCGAACAACTCGACATCGATACGGCGCGTGCGCAGGAGGCTGCAGCCGAGTACGGCGCCGAGTGGACCGCGCATCCGCGAACCGACTCGGTGAGCAGCAACAACGGCGCCGATGTGATCGACGAACCGGGCGTCCCGGCCGAGTTCATCGCGGAGCATGACCCGGCTCGCGTGCTGCGGGAAACCGACGCCAAACGGCAGTTGATCCGCGAGGTGCTTGAGTACGAATCGCAGGGCGACTACGACCGGGGTGACGCCCACAGCGCCGACGAGATCGCGGCGGGCTTGTGCATCAAGCCGAAGGACATTCGCGGCCTACGCCTGATCGCCTCGGGCTACAGCCACCGTCCCGGTTTCCGTGAGGAATGGCGACCGTAAGGGCGCCCTGGCTGAACCTCAGCAGGTCAGTCGGTGGCCACTCCGAAGGAGCGCAGCAGGTCGGCGGCAGCCTGCGAGGGCGGACCCAGCTCGCCTGTCTGGAACTGGATGTCGATCGCGGCACCCCACAGACGGGCAAGCTGCCCGTCCGACAGGTCGTCCCAGAACCCGGCGAACTCCTCCGGGCTCGCAGGCTTCGGCTCGACGAGCTGCGCCTCGACCAGCGCCGGGGCGAAGCTGTCGGGGTCGAAGGCGGGCTGCTCGTTGCCGCTACGCGACCCTGCGGCCTCGATCTGTTCCTTAGTCGGCGGATGGTCCGCCCTCAGTGCCTGGTAGGCGCGGTGCGTGATGGCCTCGAGGGTGAACTGCACCCGGGAGGCCTCAGCTTGCGCCTCCGCCTCCTGCAGGCTCTTCGCCACATCCCGGGCGGTCTCCGTGCCGTTTGTTTCGTCGTGGCGCCGGGCCCGCTCGAGGAGCTCCTCAAGGGCGTCGATCTCGGCGGCAGCTTCGGCGTTCATAATGAGGTCGACGACCCGGCGGGGGCGCTGGATCTTCGCGCGGACGTCGGCGAACGTCAGCGCCGGCCTCGCAGCCCGGCGCGCGGGCGGCTTCCTGCTCGTAGTGGGCATTCGGGGTCCCTGTCCTTGAAGTGCTCTTACATGGCCTGGCGGACGGCTATCTCGATGCCGGTGACCAGGTCTTCGGCCTGCGCGTCGAGCGCGGGGCCGAGGTGCGGGATCGGTGCGTTCTTCGAGGTCCCGTACTCGACGATGTTTCCGAGAGGGCCCTGCGCGCGGCCCTTGTCCGGGCCGATCTCGCCCTCGACGCCCTCAGCGGTGACCTTGGTGTCGTAGGTGATCGAGTACGGGTAGGCGGGCAGATATCGGCGGCCCTTGATGCGGTTGCGGGCGTCGTCCCTGATTTTCTGGCTCGTCACTTGGACGGCCTTGCGGGCGTTCGCCGCGAGCCGCTGCGGGGCCGTCTCCAGATCCGAGACGACGAGGTTGAGGCCAGTCACCTGAACGCCCATCACGTCTCCCTCCTGAACACCGCGACCTTCAGGCCCTCGGTCTTGCCGCCTTCCTCCTGGAACGACGCCACCCGGCGGGCAGCAGCCAGGCAGCCGTGGCACTTGCTGAGCGATGCGTCGTAAGCGAACTCGTTCTCCGCTGCCGTCGATTCGACGAGCGGGTTACCGCAGTCCCCGCACAGCCCGGACTCCACCTCCATCAGGGCCATCGCCCACCAGCGGTCCTCCGGAAGCCACAGCGGTTCGCCCGGGCCCGGCTGGGGCCGGCCGAGGAGGATGCTGCGCGGGATTCCCCAGGCCCGCGCCGCTTCGACCTCCCGCCTGTACGGGAGCCGGGCATCCCGCAGGCGGGCTACGAGAAAGGGATCGGTGACGGCTCCTCGTTGACCGCCAGCGCAGCCGCGAACAGGACCCTTGCCGTGCCGTCGTTCACCCTGTTCAGCAGCAGATCCACCTGCGCCGGAGTCATCACCGGCTCAGCGCAGCAGACCGCGAGCAGCGCCGGCAAGAACGACGCGGCATCGTAGGGCTCCTTGGATCCCTCCGGCGCCGGGTGCGCGGCCAGAAGGTCGCTGTAGGCGCGATGCCCGAGCGCCTTGAACTTCAGCTCGACGGACATGTCCCGCACCCGCTGCCGGGCCGCCTCGATGCGGTCCTGGAGGGCGAATGCCGGGTTCTGCTCGGCCAGCGACTGCGGATGCCACTCGCCGAGCTCACCCAACTCCCGCTCAAGGCTTTCCAGTTCGGCGGCGTCATCGCCCGCGAGACACACCCGGATGGTTGCCTCACGGGGCGACGCCTGCTTGAGCAGCTCCCCGATGTCCGGCATCAGGCGACAACAGCGTGGGTCGCCGGGTCGGAGGTGACCTTCATCGGGGACATGAACTTGGAGACCTCGTTCGCGGCCGGGGCGATGTTCTGCGGCTCACCCGCCGCGAACGGGTAGACCTCGACCTTGTCGCCGGTGGCGAACGCAGTCGCGTAGGCGACGCCGCGGCGCACCACGATGTAGCCGGTCGCCCCGTACACCAGCACCGTGTACGGGTTGTCCTCCGTCGTGGTGCTCCCCCTCTTGAAGGTGAGCTCGACCGTGTAGGAGCGCCTGCCCGGCTGGTTGGTCGTGAACGTGCTCGCGAGCGACGACGTGTCGACGTCCGCCGTGCTGGGGTCGGTCTTCAGACCGTCCGGGGTCAGCCTCGACGTCCAGTCGGTACCGGCTGCCAGCTCGGCCGCGGTCGGGGCGTTGATGTTCGCGATGGAAGTCACGTATGCGACCTTGGTGTTGCCGTCGCTGATCAGGTCAGCCATGTCTGCACCCTCCTCAGGGCATGAAAAAAGCCCCGGTCAGCGGGGCGAATGACTCTGCGGGCGGGCGGTGCTCAGATACGGAGGGCGGCGACGGTCACCGAAGTGACGCCGGAGTAGCCGATGTTGACCTGGTTGTTGGTGTCGCCATGAAGCGCCGGGTCGATCGGACCGATCATCTTTTCGCCGCTGGCCGCGACGGTGACCGTCCGGTCCGGGACGGTCAGGCCCTTGTAGTTGTTGGACTGCGTGGTGAGGGTGACCGTGACGGGAGAGCCGCCGCCGTTCTTCACGTGGATGAAGATGTTGCTGGCGCCGAGGCTGACCTTGTCGCCGCCGCCCGAGGCGGCGCCGTAAGTCGGCGTGAGACCCGCCGCCGTGATCGTCTGAAGGCTGAGCACTGCCATGAGGGGTTTTCTCCTTACTGGGGGATAGAGCGCAGCCGGTAGCGGCTGGGGGCGTAGAAGCAGGGCGGGACCACGTCGTCATCGCGTTGCACGGGCTGCCCGTCGAGGGCCTCCGGCTTGAACGAGACGCGTCCGGCGACCGGGAGGACCACCGACATCGCGGCGATCGCGCGGTCCGACACCGACATGGTCTGTTCCGCAGTCAGCCCCACGCAGGTGAGCTGGATGACGGCGGAGAAGTCGACCCGGTTGTCCGCCAGCGAGGCGGCATTGGTGCGGCCGGGCTCCGGGTACAGCACCACGAACGGGTGCGTGTCTGTCGGCGAGACGCCAGCCGGGGCGCCGCCCACGTACACGGTCAGGCCCGCGTTTTCGAGTGCGCTGGTGACCGCGTCGACATGCGGCAGAACGGCGGGAGTCGTCATCAGGCGCCTCCCGTCAGGTTGCGGCTTCGACGCTGATCCGCCAGGCCGTTGCCGTGCTGGAAAAGTCGACGGCCATCACCGCGAACAGCCCGTCGACGAGGCGCGTGTCGCCCGACGCGGTGATGGTGACGGTGTCGCCCACGTTCAAGTCGTCCGTGGCCAGCGAACCGAAAGGCAGCGCCAGTTCGTAGCGGGCCACCACGGTCAGCCGCTCCCCCGCCTCCTCGTTACGCGGCACTCTCTGTGGTTTGAGGCGGCACTTGCCCGAATACAACGGCGTCGACGGGCCGGGGGTCAGCACGCTCGTCGCCCGGTTCAGGGTGGGGGTGCCAGCTCGGGCAAGCGTGCACTGGTCGATCATCAACTGTTCGTGGGCCGCCCGGCCCGCTGCGAGAAGCGGCTGCGGATCGATCGCCGCCACGTCACGTCACCGGATCCACAGTGAACGCGCCCGCCCTGTAGGGGCGCAG